GCAATTGTGTTTAGTGCTTCATCAGTGAATTTAAGTTCAATGCCATCAATAGAAAATAGATACTGGTACTGCTCAATGAAGCTGTTCTTGATGCCTGTTAGTACCGAAACTAGCTGTTCTAACGTCAATTCGTTTAACGATATAGTAGTTGTAAATCTACCGATGAATTCAGGAATCATTCCAAATCTAGTTAAGTCTTCCGGTGTTAGCTGTTCTAGCCCTAAAATGTCGTTCTTATCTTTTACGGTGGCGCCGAACCCAATTGTGCTTTGGTTTAGTCTATTGTCAACTATCTTCTCTAAGCCAACAAATGCTCCGCCTGCAATAAAGAGAATGTTCTTAGTATCAACTTCAATTGTGTCGCCCTGAGGATGCTTTCTTTTGCCAGCAACACTCACTCTACACTTAGTACCCTCAACAAGCTTGAGCAACGCTTGCTGGACGCCCTCTCCGCTAACATCACGGGTGATACTAGCTGATTCACTCTTTCTAGAAATCTTATCAATTTCATCAATGAACACGATTCCGCGTTCTGCTTTACTAATGTCTCCGTCTGCGAGACTTACTAGCATGGAAATCATAGATTCAACGTCTTCACCTACGTAGCCTGCTTCGGTAAGATTAGTAGCATCTGCTACTACAAACGGCACATTTAGATACTTTGCTACTGATTTAGCAAGTAGAGTCTTGCCTGATCCAGTTGGACCAATGAGCAACACATTACCCTTTTGGATTTCTAAATCCTTGCTAGGGTGATTAATGCGCTTATAGTGATTTGATATCGCAACGCTTAATACTTTCTTTGCTTCATCTTGACCAATCACTAGTCCATCTAGATGTTCTTTGATGCTGTATGGGTCAACAATAGCTTCTTCTTGTTTCTTAATGGTTTTTGGTGATTTGTCTTCTACAATTAGTTGGTTACACAAATCAATGCAGTTGCTACAAATGGCAACGTCTTCGCCCACGATTAGTTTAGTAACCTCGTCCTTGTGGCTTCTGCAAAATGAGCAATGGTGTAGTTTTTTATCTGACATGTTCTTACTTAGTCAACTCAAATCTTAAGACTTAGAAATTTTATCCAAGTAATGTTCAATCTGCGCTCTCTCGTTGTCTGAAAGTAAGTCTACATCATATTCGCCAGATTCAATCTTAGCTACCAAATATCTAATGTATTCTTCATCGTACAGATAAGCATCAGTCAAATCTTTGCTAATCTCAATCCACTTATCGCCGTTAAACTTAAAGACCTTATTAGGAAGCAAATCTACTCGTACAAAAATTGAACCCTTCTTAGCAAATTTAGGGAATTGAGTGCCGAAGCTTGTCAAAGATTGGTCATCATCAGGTTTTGCAAGGAATAGATCAGGGCGCATACCTTGTAATGCGCTCTTACTGACACTCTTTCCTTCAAAGCTTACATAACCACCGTCAGACTCTTGTAGAGTTACACCTTCAGTTTTTATTACGGCTGCTGGTTCTTCTCTACTGCTGCTTTCTCTTGCTTGAACTTGTTCCACGCTGTCCCCTGACGGAGCTGCATCGGGAGTAGGTGTTTCAGGTACATCCTCTCGTACCACATCATCTGATGGAATAGTATCTGGTTGAATAGGTTCTGAAACATTTTTGTCCTCCTTCGGATCATCATATGCAGTTTCACGAGGCATATCATCTAGTGCTTCATCAAGAAACTTACTAGCATCTTCGTCAAGCTTTGTATTTAAGAAAGTTTCCGTGAACTTGTCTTCTTCTTCTTTCTTTCGGTTTCGTAAATCATCATCTAACCACCTGTAGCTGCTCTGTGCAGCTAAGACAAGCACAAGTGCTAGTGGATCAAACACCATCACGATAAGAATAATCATCCAACGCACTGCACGTTCTAGAAGGTTACTATCTGGATTATCTCCATATATCATCGCAGCAATATATTTGATAGGGCCGACTTCTGCCTCAATCTTACGAACTTCTGCACGAATTGGCGCAGCTTCCTCATTCAGTCTAGCAATAGTTTCTTGTTCTTGTGCAATTTCATTTTGAAGTCTGGTTCGTTCTGCTCTCTGTTGTCTACGTACTTGAACAGCACGATTAGCACCCTTGTCATCATCAGTACGTCCTAACAATTGGTCAACTTGACTATTCATTTGCCCAAGAGCCGTTTGGTTCATGGCAATATTTTCACGAGAAATCTTAATCTTCTCATCAATCAGTTCTATCTTAGCAGCAACATCGCCGCTGACTAATGATTGGTCGCTATGTGCTTTGGATAAGAATCCAAAGATACCCATGCTAGTTAAGAATGCAAGTGCTACAACAGCAGGAATCAAATATAGCTTAAGCTTCCAACCCGCTCTATCCCAATACTTGTGCAACCATACAGTAGTTACGACCTTAGCAACTTCTAATGAGCCGCCCATGATGATGATTGGAATAACAGCAGCCGCAAAGATAGCAGTCAAGCCCAGTACGGAATACCAGGCAGCAATAGCACTAAGCGTAAGTGCTACTAAAAGTGTTAGAGTTGGAAAACTAAAGATTTTTCTTAAAAGCATTTACTATTTAGTCTCTGCTTCTCGCAATCCAAATAAGTGTCCATATGTGATATCAAATTCGTCTGCCGTCATTAGCAGTTTGCGAGGGATACCGGGTCCTTGATAGATATGATACGTAATCCAAGGACCAGTGTCCCTACGCTTTATCTGCACAACCTCAATACGGTCACCGTCTTCAAACGTGTAACTTTTGCCGAGCAGCTTTTCTGCCCATTCAGCAGTATCCTTTACTGGATCGTAGTCATTGACCTCATCAAACTCATCCATACTATTCGCCTAATTCGTAATTAGTTTCGTAGCCACCTTTAAGGTCTTGCCACCAATCATCTTCGGAATCATAATCATAGTCAGCAAAGAAATCATAGAATAGGTCAGATTCTTCGTCGGTTGGTTCTTCACCAAGAACTTCAACGTCCCAACCTTCTGTATTATGGCTTACAATCTCTTTGAATCTGTCTAATGATCCAAATGTATTGATGATATCTTCATCAGGAATGTCGTAGGTAAATTTACGAGTTACCTTATGTTCTTCGTTCTTAATAACCTTCATAGTTGTTTTCTCCTAAATAAAATTGCTTCATGCGAATTTCAGTAAGTGCTGGGTCTTTCAACGCACAATCATGGCAGATTTCTTCATGATTTAGTCCATATGGACGGCAATCGTCAATAATGCCGCACTGTTCACAACGCTGTGGAATTTCTTCAATAATAATTTCAAATTGTGACATTTATTGTTCCCAAATGTATGGGCCCTTCTTAGGGACCGCAAAATTTAAATAAGCTTGAATTCTTTCAAGATCAGTTTTACTTTTTAAACTAATCAATTCGTTTGCAAAGTGTAGTTCAACTCCCTGATCTAATGCTAGCTCTAGTAGTTCATTACGGCGGTCAACATCATCAGTAAGACAGTACATGCTACAAAGAACAATCCCTTCGGGTTTTTGTCTGATGTAATGTTCTAGTGCAGGTTGCCAATCCATATGTTCATTGTCAGACAAATAATCATTGTATGAGATTTTATTGTTTGAGCAATAGGTTTCAATTAATGTTCGTTGCATGGGAAGAGGAATATCTTTACTAAATTTGCTATTCCATGCAGCATATGTCACAAACTTTCGTCCAGTATTGTCCGTGATTTGTGCGCTTTCGTGATCACCGGGAAATCGCATGAATCCTCCTGGAAGTCTGCGGCCCCATTCCTCGCCCTCAATTAGAATACGCATGTCCATACTGACACGAGTATAGCCTTCTTCGTTGTTGACGTTACCGTGGATATGCTCCTGAAAGAACAGATGACTTTGACCAGGATCTAGCGTAATTGGCCAGGCATGCTTCAAACACTCGTCTTCAAACTTTTCAAGACTCCACTTTTCTGCCAAAACCTTCTTAGTGATTTCTCTGCTAATATCAAGGTCTAACATCCACATTGTGTTAGTTTTTTCTGCTCTAGTAAAGGGAGTCCAAATAGTCCTACAACCCCTACCATTGCCTACAAAAATGCCCTGATGGAACCAAAGCCGCCTGCCCTGTTTTGCTTGTTCAGGCATGACTATACGCAGCGTACCCTGGCGCTGAATCAAATATCTTTTATTGCCAATGCGTTGAGGGACAATGCTTGCTGCAAATTCATCAAACTTTTCCATAAAATCCGTGCGACTACATGCATTCTGTACGTGCTGACTTACCCTAACCAATTCAGTAGGGGGCAACACTT